GATTCTGTACCACCTGCATTACTAATAGAAATACCTGTACTTGCACTTCCAGTTGTAACTGATGATTGACTTCCCGAATATCCTAATTGATAAGACTGACCAGAACCAAGAGTAATTGCAACAGAACCAGAACCACCATTTAAAGCAAGTCCTCTTTGTGTATGAGAGTGACTAGGATCACTAACTCCATGACTATGCTGACCATTTTGACTACCTTGTGAGGTCGCAAAATTTCTTGATTGGTCTACATTTCTACTATGATCCCAACCTCTTACAAATTCCCCTCGTAAATCAGGCAAACCAAAAGTAGAAGAGCCATCTCCACTACCCCATGTGCTTCCTATCGCACTATATAACTGAGCATAGGTAGATCGAGATACATTTGCACCATTACATTCTAAAAATCCTGTAGGGACAGTAGAAGAAGCATAAGTTATTACTGTACCTGCTGGAACACCTCCTACCTTTGCCCATGACGATCCATCGTAACCTTCAAATTGTGTAAGAGTAGTATTGAACCTGAAATCTCCTGTAACTCCAGAAGGTCTTTGTGCTGTTGTTCCTGTTGGAAGTTTAATTTTTCCTGTGCCAGATAAAATAATGTCACCAGCAGAAGTAATTGTTCCTGTAAAGCTTGGAGATGCCGTTGTAGCATGACCCATCTCCGCAGTATCTACTTTTCCTAAATTTATAAAATTAGTTCCATCATAAATATTTAAAGTATTGTTATTACTGTTTACCCATAATTTCCCATTAACTTTTGTTGTTGGTTCGTTTGAACCTCTGTTGGTTGTTTGTATGTCTGCTAAACATAAATTTAAATCTGATCTAAAACTAGCTCCTACAGCATTTCCGATGTCAAAATCATGTGTATTACTCATTTATGTAACCTCCTTACCAAAACCTGATGCTGCCCATACAAAAGATCTAGCAACTGTTGAAACAGAACCTGAACTTCCATTTTTAAAGGTGACTTGAAATCCTGTCCTACTTATATTAGCAAGTTCAAAGAAATCACCTGTTTGTTGAGTTGTTGGTGTCACTACGACAGTTGGTGTTTGTTTAAATGGATTTGTGAAAGAAACAGTATATTGTGACGATCCAGTAGTAACTGGAGTTGAAATAGATTCTGTTCTTCCTTGTAATTCTAGTGTAGCTCCTAATTCAGTTACAGCTATGTTTTGGTTTGTGTCACTACTTGTTAATATTGCCTTAAATTGAAATGCTCTTCCAGTTATTAATACATTACTAAATTCCTTGTAGGCACTCCATGTTGGCGATCCAGAAGGATCATCATTTGTTGACCTTACATAAACAGCAGCATTACAAGCAGTAGCTTCTGTTAACCCACCGACAGCATCAATATAACCCCACGTATCAATTAAATCTGTTCTCGAATCCCATAAACTATTCAAGATAAAATTACTTGCTTTTAAAGTTTTTCTTAAATTAACATCGTAAGATTGAGTTAAATCAACAGAGTTAGCAAAAATATATTCTCCTGTTGTTGCAGTTGCATTATTGGTTACTGTTAATTTTAAAGCATCTAAAGCAGCATCATAAACAGTATTAGTTTTAGAACCCGTAAAGTTTGCTGTATGCTCATCAACCGTTGATACTACTAATCTTTCAGAAGGAGCAGGTAAATTAGTTGTGACCCTTGTATTGTTCCAATCCGAGTCATTAGAACCAGGTGCAGGTGATTGCCTTCCACCATCATCTTCAAATTTAATTAGATAAGTTCCTTCTAATAATGGAACAATTTTTTGAGTTTGGTTTCCAGCAGCAGCTACAACAATTTCTTGTGCATCTTTCCATTGTGCAGCAGAAGATAAAGAAGAATGTCTTATTAAAGTTTTGCCTCCTAATAACACGTCAAGCTCTGTGGCACGATTCCAACTTAAGATGCCACTTGATTCATCTATAGGAAGCAAAGTTACACCACTAACATTAGAAGGGAGTGCCGTCTTACCAACAGCTACAAAAAATGGATCTGCTGGTTTTGTAGGTAAAGTTGATCTAAGACCTGACGCACTTACACTATAAATTTCAATTGTATAATTTCCAGCAACAGTATCTTGTATCTCATAACTTTTAGAACCTTCTACAGTTATTGACGTATAATTACCATTTTCAAGTCTCCATCTAACATAAACACTATCTGTTGATGTAGTCCAACTAACAATAATTTTTACTCTTGCAATTCCAGTATTTTCATAAATAACTTCTTCTGCTGTTACTCCTGTTGGAGATAATGGAGGTATATCTAAATTAGTAATATCTCTAGTAGTTAATGCAATATTACTTTCAATATGATTATATTTACCAGCGTTATACTCACTTGCTGTAATGACATGAGTAGTTCTATCTTCTTCGCTAATAGTTAACACTCTCCAAGTTGATGTAAGAATATCTGTTGTTTGATAAATCCAGACACTATTAGCTTGAGGTGCAGAAGTAAAAGCTGTTGAAACTGATATAACACTTCCTGATATGCCACTAACAGTTTTATTTTCTACTGAACCATCAGGCAAAATTGCAGATACAGTAGAACCTATTTGAAAAACAAGATTTGTATTGTCATCTACAGTTATAGCTGTAGTTGTCGCACTAGCAATACGACCACCCCTACGTTCTCCTGACCTTACAGGATCAGCTATTTCTATGATCTGCCCAGGTCTAACAATAACTCCAGCATCAACTGAAGTAGCAAATGTCACGACTTCACGCTCTACGTTTTCCATATAAAGCAACCACTTTGCCAAACGATTTGCTTGACCTCTACTTGTACAAGCAAAGGCATTTATATTTTTTACAACACTTCCATATCTAGCTTGGTTTGCGGTATCTATAACTTCTTCGTAATTGACATCTCTAAGGTCTAAATCCATATATTTTGCAACTACAACTGTAGGTCTAGTTCTTTGAGATGTATTTTGATAGGTAAATCCTGGAGGTGTTACGTTACTTAAAGTAAACAAGTAACTAGAATCTTTTGGAGAATCCTGCGTAATAGTTAAGCTGCCAGCTTCGTAATAAGGCATAGCTCTAAATACAGAGCACATTTGATTTATTACGTTATAAGCTTCCTGTTGATTTTGGATCGAAACATTGCAACTAAATCTAGGTTCTGTTGCACCTGTTCCAGTACCATCATCTACCTGTGCAGAACAATAAACTGATGCTGCATAAAAACTAAACTTATCTAAACCAGACTCTTGTAAATGATCTCCTAATCCATACCTAGAAGAGGTTAGAAGGTCATACAAACACCAAGCTGGATCATTTGTATATTGTGCAGCCCCAAGCGTTCCATTAAAAACTCCTGTATAAGATAAGCTGCCATCAGAATTAACAGTAGCGTTATGAGGAATCTTTACTTTGATTCCTTTTACCAAATACTTTCTAGTAGGAATAGATGTAAATTGTTCTGCATCAACCTTTAAACCAACTAATGCACTATTCGCATATGTTCTAAGATCATATTTAATTTCTACATAACTGTTGAATTGAATTTCATTAGCTAATTTACTAGATGCACTATCGGCTGTTATTCTTGTGACTTTTATATTGACAGGGAAAGCTCCATCTAAATTTATTAGATAATCTCTTTGGTAAGTATCAGGAGTTCTTCCTGTGATTTTTCCAGCATTACCAGAGACTACAGTTTGATATGATCCACCACTATATTGAACAGCTATCTCTAATTGAACTTCAGTACCAAAAATATCTCCTTTATCGCTTAAAGATTGTAAAGATGGAACAGTTATTGTTACTGAAACTGCATCAACTGTAGAATCTGTAATCTGAACAACTTTAGGTGTTGCCTGTGGAACTGTAGAAAATCCTGTTGATTTTGTAGTTTCTACATTTTTTGTTATTGGAATATTTGTTTGATTAGATGTACCAGTTCTAGCTTCAAAAGTTACATCTTTAAAATTAAACGTACCATCAGCCGATTGTAATGGTGTGTTGTTTAAAAATATAGATTTTGCACCATCGACTAAACCACTTATCTCTCCTTCACTAATTAAATCCAATACTTTAGCAAACTGTTTAGAATCTAAATTGTCTTTAGCTTCGGTAGGAGTACCGCCTCCACCTCCTCCACCTTTTCCTCCGCCACCACCAGAACCTATAACTTTACTCATACTTCCACCTGTGCAGTTTCAATACCAGCCGATATTACTACCGATCCAGTTAATACTTCACCGTAAATAACAGGAACAGCTACTCCTGCTCTACTTGTATTTTGTATGCCACTAAAATTAAAAGATAATCTAGGATCTTGTTCGTTTTCAGAAATTTTAGGAACAGGAGTAAGCATATCGCTAATACCACCTAAAACTAAAGCACCACCTATACCAATAGCAGCTTTTGTTATACCACCAGCAGCAGCAAAAGAACCAGGTGCAACAATAGGACTAAAAAATGATCCAACAGTTAATGGTGTAAATAAAAACGCACCTCCTATTATTGCTGCTCCGAGTAATATTTTTCCTATCCCTCTACCACCTTCACCTCCAACTACAGGAATAATTTTTATATCCTCTTGTCCATTTGGATAATGTAATTCTTTTTCTTCTAACTCCCAATTATCAATTGCAACTTTATAATATCTATCTGCCATATGTTTTTCTAGCTGTGGAAAATTTACCACTAAAAATTTTATTGCCTGTGCAGCAGTATGTACTTCAGCTTCAAAAGTTTTTTCACCTAAAAACTTTGCTAGTTCTCCGTATAGCTTAATTTTACGCAGCATAACGAATCCTTTTACCTGTACATTTTAGCAGCCATTCATCTAATAGATCACGACTTGATAACCTATTTTGCAAATGATGTAAAACTGTTTGCTGTCCTAAGTAAACACCAATATGATTTAATCCGCTACTACATATTGACATTAATAATAAATCTCCTACTTCTAAATCTTCTTCTTCTGATAATTCTCTAAATCCTGTTTTAGCAAAACAATCTGCAAACATTGGGTTTTTTATAAAATCTTCTGATGAGACTGGTCTAATCCAATCTATTAATTGTATTCCTAGTTCTTCCTTATACCAATCTCTACATAAACTCCAGCAATCAGTAACACCCCATACCCATTTTCTACCTATCAAAGGTGCTTTATATCCACAAGGTTCATAAGATTCCCATTGTTTTAAGTTAGGTTGCACAATCCACCATTTTAAATTTGATTTTTCACACGCAACTTTATCTGCTTCACTTGGTTTCGGACTTGTTACGGGATGACTATGAACAACAGCTACTATTTCTCCTTGATCTTCAGCTTTTACCCAATCATCTCCATCTAAAATAAATTGATCAGTAGGATCAAAAGCTAAATTTTTACAAGGAAAATATACCTCTTTACCTTTTTTGATTAATAAAAGACCACAAGATTCTCTTGGGTTTTCTTTTATTG